ACACGGAAGAGATGATAGAAGAGGAGAAAAAGCAAATGCCAGAATTATTGTTCAGGCAGGAGTATTTGGCGGAATTTATTTCCAATGCTGGCTCGGTCTTTCAAAATGTAGATAAAATAGTCAGAGATGATATTCAAGAAGATGTTATCCCAAACAGGAATTATTTAATGGGAATAGATATGGCGGAAACTCACGATTATACGGTTATGGTTGTGATAGATACTTCAACCCACAATGTGGTTCATATAGACAGATTTAAGGGCAGGGATTATCCGCTTCAAAAAAAGCATATCATAGCTAAATCCAAGAGATACAACAACGCAAGGATTGTTTTAGACGCTTCGGGGGTTGGAAAGCCGATTTGGGAAGATTTGAGACAATCTGGCTTAATGGTTGAAGATTTCACCTTCACGGGACAAAGCAAAATGGAGCTTATAGGACAATTGATAGTAGCGGTTGAAAACCAATATATTCAAATCCCCCGCCACCAAACCTTAATTGACGAATTAAAATCATACGAATACAAGTGGATAAATGAAAAAACGGGTTTGCCATTAAAAAGAATACAATACGGACATCCAGCGGGCTTTACAGATGACTGCGTAGATGCTTTGGCTCTGGCTGTCTGGGATTTGCCTTCTTACAAGCCCATAATTAAAACTCCGATTGAGGAGGAAATAGAAAATATCCGAAAACAAAAAAAGATTAAAATAAGAAAATCAATAATATAAATAAGCTGATATAAGATGCCTTATGTAGCCATTGTCATAGAAAATTTCATCATAAATATGGGCTTTATCCGACTAAATCCCAGTTGAAAGAATTTATGGCAACAAACATATCCCTTTACCAAAAAAGCGTAAAAACGAAGACAAACAGGAGTTTATATCCCGCTGTATGTCATCAGAGGTTATGAAACGGGAATATCCTGACCAAAAACAGCGAATTGCTGTTTGTCTATCGCAATATAGAAAAAAATGAACATAGCAGACCTAAAAAATGAGTTAAAAATCTATGAAGAAACTGAACTGGAAGCAAATCCTTCATACGCTAAAACCCAGCCAGAGCTTTTAGATTTAATTGAAAAATATTCCAATTCGCAATTTAGAGACGCAGAATACGATTCTCAAGGTTATAAGAAACTATTTTTTAACATTTCAGACAATCCAAGAGATATTGGGAAAAAAGAAACCGATTTAGATTTAGGCGGTATCCATATTGAAACAGAATCGGGACACGATTACTATACAGGTTGGCTTTACGAGAAAGAACTGCGGTTTTGGATGAAGGAAAACGGCATTAGCACGAAATTAAACCAATTAAGAAACCATTTTATAGATTGCGGAATTTGTATTGCCAAAAAGGTTAAAGATGAAGTTTATGTAGTCCATCCCAAAAATTTAATATCTGACCCAGAGGTTGAAAATATAGAAGATTCTTTTGTGATAGAAGTTCACCAATATACGCCCAAAGCATTGAGAGATATGGGAAGGAAGAAAGGGTGGTATATGAACAAAATTGACGATGTTATAGAAAAGAACAAGGGGGGAAAGATTAAAGTTTATGAAAGATATACAAATGATGAAGACGAAAATGGCAATAATTTCTTTTTAATAGCCAAAATAGGCGAAGATTTTTCAGAAGACGGGATAATATACGAGGGAAAAAGAGAACCCCAATACAAAGTAGCTAAAATGGAAGAGATATTTGGAAGATTTCTTGGAAGAGGAGTTATTGAAAAACTTTTAGAACCCCAAATAGCTAAAAATGATATCAATTACTATCTCCAAAAGGGATTAAGAATATCATCTCTTCATTTATTCCAAAGCAAAGACCAAAATGTTGGCAGGAATACTTCACTTTTAGAAGAAGAAGACGGAACTATTCTCCACTCAATGGACAATATAAATCCAATTCCCTTAGAAGAAAGAAATCTGCCAGCTTACAGCTATTTAGACCAATTATGGGATAGGAGTATAGAAGAAAGGTCTTTCTCTTATGAGGCAATGGGAGGACAGAGACCGCCAGCGGGACTTACTTTGGGAAGCCACCAGTTATCAATAATGAAAGCGGGAGGGTATTTTAAAGATAAAAAAGATTCTCTTGCCATATTATTCAGGAATATAATTACAGATTGGGTAATTCCGAGTTTCAAAAAAGGGAAAAAGAAGCTTCACAAGCTTCCAATATCCAAATTGCTGGGCGGAAAAGAAGATTCTAACCGCCTCTTCAATGCTCTATTAGCTGAAAGGATGAGAAAGAAGCGGCTGGAAATGATGAGAAAAGGCAGATATCTAATGGGGACTGACTGGGAAATAATCAGGGGGATACAAGCAAAAATACTTAGGGAGGAAGATTTGATTATCCCCGATGAAACTTATGAGAACATTAATGAAAAAGTAACGGTTGTTATCACGGGCGAACAAATTGGGGGACAAGTTGAAATTACCGTGCTTAATCTTATATTGAATATGGTTAACAACAATCCTGCTGCTTTCAACAATCCGATTACGAGAAGGGTAATTTCCAAGATATTAGACAGGTATGGAATAAATCCTACTGAGATACTGCCAGAAGAAGTACCAGAAATGGAAGAATCATTAGCAATGGCAAGGGGTATGGAAATGGGAGGTTCGCTTCCCGCCCCTAATATAACAGCTCCCTCAATAATTAGAACTGGGGGTGAAGTATAATGGATTTTATAACCCAAAATAAAAAAGAAATAACAGATTTCCTTATAAGTTGGAGAGATGCGATTAAAGAAGAAGCATATGGACTTTCTAAGGGAGAGGAAAGGGATATTAAGATAGATTTTTGCCACCAGATAGATAGAAAAATAAAGGAAATCAATTTAGAGTTAAAAGAAAAAGAACCAGAAAGTATGATATAGGTTGGGCATCCGTAAAGCCCAGAGGCAGGCAAACCTCTATAAAAACCGTAAAGGTCGGTATAGTTAAACCGTAAAAACGAATTATGGAAGACGAAAATAAAAATCAGGATTCGTCGCCTGAAACAAACGACACCGAAGAAGAGGATTTAAATGAATCCGAAGAAAAGGATTCGGATAAATCTGATGACACTTCGGGAGAATCAGCCGAGGAAGGCGGAAAACCCTCATCTGTCCCTTATAAGCGTTTCAAAGAAGTGGTTGACGAACGCAATAAATTAAAGAGGCAGGTGGAAGGTGAGTCCCAAACTAAGCCCAAATCTTTTACAGACGAGCAGTGGAAAGAAAGAGTTGATTTCGCCATTAGGCACAGAGATATTTCTGATGACGAAATGGACTTTGTTTCAAGCTACGCTGCGGGAAAAGGTATAAGTATGGAAGAAGCATATAAAACCAAAGCTGTAAAAGGTTATTTGAGCTATCAGAGAGAAATGGCGAAAGAGGAAGAAGCAGTCCCCGAGCCTTCGGCAAAAGGGGAAACTTTCAACAAAAAGCCGCTCTCTGAACTTTCAGATGAAGAAAGAAGGTCAAATTGGGCGGAAATAAGGGACAAAGCTATTAAAGAAGGTAAAAGAAAGAGAAAAAAAGACCTCGGTTTATAGTTTTTTGACAATTGAATCGGGGTTAATAAGATATGGCATTTACACCTTTTACTGGAACTTACAGCAGTGGTGATTTACAATATGTCATTAATACTCTTTATAGCCCTAAGGTAGAGAGAGAATACCGAGCTCACTTGCTTGCTGGTGATTTCTTTAACGACCTGTCAGGAATGTTCGCAGGCGGAGGAGGTCATCTAAGCATACCTGACATTTTTACGAGCCAGTTTTCTGCTAACACCAAAACTACTGGTTCAGATGTCACTGAGCAGTCTCCTGCGGAAGCAGAGTTAACTCTGACCGTTGATACTTGGAAAGAAGTTTCCTATGTTATTGAAGACCGCCAGTTGGCACAGATTATGGCAGGTTCAGATGTTTTGGACGCTTATGCTTCCCAAGCGAAGTATTTAATCGCCAAAGCATTAGATTCCAGCTTGATGGCTCTTTACTCAGGACTTTCTCAAACGGTTAATGACACAGCATCAGATGTAAATGATGCTGATGTTAGGAGTGCAATAGAGAGTATTGTTGACGGTGATGTTCCAATGCAAAGGTTAGCTTTCTTCTTTCATCCGACGGTAAGCAAATTGCCGCCATTAACAGCAATGTTAATTGGAAAATTCTGTAAATTGCAGGGAAAACTCAAGAAGTTTATCTGCAGGCAAGCAATGGCAATAAAAAAAGCCGTTGAAGCTTCAACGACCATAATCAGAACACCCCTTGTGGGTGAAGGAATGGTCTGAACTCTATAGCGATATAGAGAGGCAATAAGAAATTATTGTCCGCCTTGATAAGAATTGGTAGGGTGGAAGAGATAATTTGTCAAGGTCATAAAAGCAACAGATTGAATATGGCACGACTTATTTGGAATTTCCAAATATACAGGTGTCTATGACTCAGACCCAGTAGCAACTGGTATGCTTGGCGGAGGTGCCACAGAAGCCAGAAAGAATGCTGTACGCGGCCGATTATATGGCATTCCCGTATACGAAACCACACAGGTTCAAGCAGATGGAGCTTCATCCGCTTACTACAACCTGTTGGCAGCCCCAGAAGCATTTATGTTTGCTACTCAAATCGGACCAAGAAGTCAAGCTAATTATGTTCCTGAGCAATTAGGAACACTTTGGACAACCGATATCCTTTACGGAGTTGCTGAAAAGAGAGATGCGGCAGCTGTTGTTATCAGGTCCAGACAGACAGGAATAGCATCCTAAGCTAAGATAATCTCGGTTTAAGAGTTCTTGTGCTCAAAGTCCTCCCAGCCTTCGGGCTGGGGGGCAACAACAAATATATGGAATTACAAGAATTTGGAGTAAAAAAGAAAAGCCCGCCTACTTATTATTACAGAAATCATCACGGGAAAGTCATATCTCTTACGGAAGAGATAGCTTTGGAACAGCATAAACAACACCCAGAATATTTTGGAAGTTCAGATGATTTGTGCAGAACGGGATTTGATATGCTGGAAATGATTGCTTCCCATTTAAAGAAAAATGTATCTAACCCGAAACCGCCCCCAGATAAAAGGCGGGTTGGAAATTATAATCCAAGAACCAAATCTGATACCGAAGTACAATTTCTTAAAAATGAAGTAGAAAAATTAAAAAAAATAGTAAATGGTCAATATAATCAAGAGCAAAAAAACCAAATTCAAGGAAGTAACGGAAGCATTGGAACGACACCACAGGGGAACGCTTCCTAAGTCATATTATTCAGAAAAAGGAAATCTTTTTCCAAGTGCTATATTGGGGGGAAATCCTAACAGAGCTGAAAAAAGAAACCAAAAAAAGGATAAAGAAGCTGAGGAAAAAGGAATAGAGAAGATTAAAGAAAAGTCAAAAAACATTAAAAAGGAAAAAATAAAATTAACCACAGAAGAACTTAAAAAATATGAAAATATGGGGATTTATCACGGTAGGCAAGGGTGAAATCCATAGATACCTTAAAAATGCCATAGAGCGGCTCTCAGAGCTTACAGACAGCATTTTAATAGGAAACAATGCTACCGATAAAGAAACAATTGACTATCTTCACAGCATAGAAAAAGCGAAAGTGTATGATACCTCTCAATATGAGTGGGGAAAGAAACAGCACATTATAAAACAAAAATTATTTTATAAATTAGAAAAAGAAAATCCTGATTGGATTGTATGCATAGATGCAGATGAAGTATTGGATAGCAGACTTACCAGAGAAAAATTAGAAGAATTGACAACCAGAGATGAGATAGCTTTCACCTTTTACTGCGTCCAGTTATATGACCGAGAAGACCAGATGAGGGTTGACGGAGGTTGGGGAAATTTCAGAAATGTAAGGTTTTATAAATATATTAAAAATACAAACCATTTATTCCAAAACTCCCCGCTTCATTGCGGATTAGCACCAATATATGCTTATAAGTGGACAGCAGATTCAGAATATCTTTTCAAGCATTATGGGTATTTTACGGCAGATGATAGAAGGCAAAAAGCTGAAAGATATAGAAAATATGACCCAACGGGGAAATACTTCAATAAGAGCTGGTATGACAGCATTTTGGGAAAGCCAGAATTAAGACCATTTAATGAAGAAGAGTTCGGTAAAAAACTAAAATATAAACCCAAAAAACCATTAAAAGATAAATATACCTTAAAAGAAATGAAACAGAAAATATATTTTATAAAAAATAGACATGGAAAGGTGTTTTCGGTGTCCGAGTCACAAATTGAAGACCACAAAAGAGAAGGCATTGAAATTATAGGAGAGAGAGATGTAACAGAAATTAGTAAGTTTATTGATACGAAAGAGCTTCCAAAAGAAGATGTTGGATATACTTGTCCAATATGTGGTTTTAAGGCAAAAACAAAAGCAGGTTTGTCAGCACATAAAAGAAAACACAAATGAATATTCTATATCTTGGTACATTTAACAAGCCATATAGAACAGAAGTTTGGGTAGCAAAATCATTAAAGGAACTTGGACATAGCGTGTCTTTTGCTTATGAGGGAGTAAGTGGAAATGAAGAGATAATCACAAAACTGAAAAAAGCTGATGTTTTCTTATACAGCAAGGCAAATACAATCCAGCCATTATCTGATATTCTTAAATACTGCCAAGAAAAAAACATAATTTCTGTTTGCTGGTTATATGACCTTTATTGGGGAACTCCAAGAGAATACGAAACAAAACACGATAGATTTAAGGCAGATATTGTTTTGACAACAGATGGCGGACACCAAAAAGAGTGGCAGTCCATAGGTGTTAATAACAGGATATTAAGACAAGGCATATTTCAAGATGAGGCATTTATCGGCAGTAAAAAAGATATACCAGAAGAAATAGTTTTTATAGCAAATAAAAATTCTTGGTATCCCAAAAGAGAAGAATTAGATGAATTTCTTAAAAAGAATTATGGAAGTAAGTATAAAAGATACGGGGACAAAAATCAAATAAGGGGAAAAGACCTTAATGATTTGTTTGCCTCAGTTAAGATTGTTATTGGCGACAGCTATCCTTCACCGAATTACTGGTCTAATAGGATTTATGAAACATTGGGACGAGGTGGTTTTCTAATAACGCCAAGAGTTTCAGGTCTGGAAAAAGAGTTTGAATATTATAAGCACTTTATTCCCTTTGAATATGGAAATTACAAACAGCTGAAAGAGATAATTGATTATTACTTAACCCACGATAAGGAAAGAGAGAAGATACAAATGGCGGGACACAAGTATTGTAAGAAAAACTACACCTATCTTAAAAGATGTGAAGAATTTTGTGAGATATTAAAAGAGGAAATGGCAACCAGAAAAAAGAACCCAGCAAGTAAAGATACAATTGTATATCCAGACAATCTAAAAAAAGATAATGATAGTGTAACAACAATACTTCTTAACTACAAAAGACCAGAACAAATTAAAAGATTGATAAAAGAACTTAAAAGGCAAAAGGGTGTAAAACAAGAAATATGGATTTGGGATAGTTCTGGAAAGGATAATAACTTTGATTGTGCGACATTTAAAGACCCAATAAATACTGGTGTTGAAAGCAGGTGGGAGTTGGCAAGAATGGCAAGAACAAAATATGTTGTAATGTTAGACGATGATGTCCATTTAATGGATGATTATGTAATTAAAGACCTTTTAGAAACAAAAAAGAAAGAACCTCCGCAGGTTATATTGGGTTGGCGAGGGGTAAGACAATTTGTTGAGGGACAGAAATATACAGATTGCTATCATACTCGTTCAGAATTATCAAAAAAAGACCAATTGGTTCATATAGTTAAGGGACAAATATTTATAATAGACAGAGAACATTTAGAAAGGTCAAGAAGTTTTCCGCAGGAAATAAAAAATATAGACGATAGAACACACGGAGAAATATTTTATGGACTTTATTGGGGAGACAACCAGCCAATACATAAGGTTTTAGCTTGTTTGGCTGACAGAATTAAAAACATTACTGGCGATGGGAAGGGATTAGAACATAGAAAAGACCATAAAGAAAAACAAAATAAACATTGGGATTATTGTATAAACAGAAAATATGACAATAAATAGATTGCTTAAGAAAATTTAATAACAAAATAAAGATGTTTTCAATAGTTCTTACAACAATAAATAATCCAAAACTTTTAATTGATTATCATAATGCATTAAAAGATGTTTCTCATAATATAATAGTTGTTCCAGACAATAAAACGCCAGAAGAGGCAAGAGAAACTACTAAAAAAATAGGGGGTGAATGGTTAGATAGAAATCTATTGGGATATGAAAATGATGATGCAAAAAGAATGGAGGGAATAATAAGAGCAATGGAGAGAAGAGATGATTTTGTTGTTCTTTTAGATGATGATAATTATTTTAATGACGATTTATGGTATTTATCAATGTCAAAAGTTGGCGATATAGATAGATTTAATGCTTGGTATTCAAAAAATAATTGGGTTAATTGCTGTGAAGTATTAAACCGAAGAGATATTTTTCCAAGAGGATTTCCTTATTCAAAAATGAAAAAATCCGAAATAGTTTCTGAAAAAGAAGAAAATGACCAAATAATAGTAAATGCTGGTCTTTGGGTGGAAAGTCCAGATGTTGACGCAACTTTTCATCTAACAAAAGATGTAAGAACAACAGAGCTTTTAAATGAATTTATTTTAGGGGAAAATCAATATTGTCCGTTTAATTCACAGAACACAGCCATTTTAACAGATACACTTCGGGGATACTTTTTTAGACCCAAAATGGAAGGCGAGATAACAAGATATTCAGATATATTCGCAGGATTGTTTTATGAGAAAATAGCAAACCATTTGGGCGGAAGGATATTTTTTGGAAGACCATTATCAAAACACATAAGAAATAGTCATAATTATTTACGGGACGCACAGCAGGAAATAAAAGAAGCTATAATTTTAGAAGATATTTTACCCTCATTTGAAGAGGCAAAACTAAAACAAAAAGATTGGGGAAACTGCTTGGTAGAATTATTAGACCAGCTTAATGGCAAAAATAAAGAAACAAAAACATTTTTAAATCATTATAAAAGAGAAACAAATAAATACTTAGAAATATGCGAAAAGTATGTGTAACTGGTGCTGGTGGCTTTATAGGACATCACTTAGCACGCTATCTTAAATATAAAGGATATTGGGTTCGGGGGGTTGATATAAAAGAACCAGAGTTTTCAGATAAGAACGAAATGGATGAGTTCTTAAAGATTGATTTAAGAAATCCAGAAAATTGTTTAAAGGCAACGAAAGGAGTTGATGATGTATATAATTTAGCCGCAAATATGGGCGGAATAGGATTTATAACATTTCATAAGTCAGATGTTCTTTCAGATAATGTTTTGATAAATACCAATATGGCTTTGGCTTGTAAGGAAAACGGGGTTGAAAGAGCGTTTTATTCAAGTTCTGCTTGTGTATATCCGATATCAAGACAGCAAAATCCAAATATAACAGCACTTAAAGAAGAAGATGCTTATCCAGCAGAACCAGATAATGAATATGGCTGGGAAAAGTTATTTTCAGAAAGATTGTGGATTTCATTTAATAAGTTTTTCAAAGTAAGAATAGCAAGATTTCACAATATCTATGGAGAAGAAGGAACATTTGAGGGCGGAAGAGAGAAAGCCCCAGCGGCACTTTGTAGAAAAATAGCAAAAGGAGATGAAGTAGAAATATGGGGAGACGGCAGGCAAACAAGGTCTTTCTGCTATATAGATGATTGTGTGGAGGGTGTATATAGGTTAATGAATTCTGATTTCAAAAAACCATTAAACATAGGTTCTGATAGATTGATTACGATAGATGAGTTGGCAAATATAATAGCCAAAACAGCTGGAAAAAAAATAACAATAAAATACAATACAAACAAACCACAGGGTGTTAGGGGAAGAAACTCCGATAATGCTTTGTGTAAAAAGGTTCTTAATTGGCAACCGCAAATATCATTAGAAAAAGGTCTTTCAAAAACATATGATTGGATAAAACGACAATTGTTTCCTGATATATGTTAGAGGATAAAAATAAAAAAGCTATCTTATTAGACCTGATAGCCAGAACAGAGGGCAGGATATTTACGGCTGAAATTGAAGAAAGATATTTAAACAGGAAAATATTTTCTGGCACTTCAAAAGAAAAATGGCAAAGAGTATTAGCCAGCGTCCAGCAACAAAAGAAATCAGACCAAGAAAGGTTGGATTTCTATAACGAAATACTAAAAGAATATGACCATATCAGAATTCATCAAAATAAGGAAACTGATAACAATACTGCTTAAGAAAGCTGAAGAGGAAGCTATTAACAGAGGAGAGATTTTGTCAAGCCAAGACAAAAATAAAGTTAAAGCTGAAATAATAAAAGAGGCAGGTTTTACATTAGAAGAATATAACAGATTAGAAAGAGAGCAGAAAATAAAAAAAAGAGAAATATTGAAAGGCGAGAAAGGTGAAAAAGGGGATAGAGGACCTCAAGGACCAAAAGGTGAAAAAGGAGACAAAGGCGATAGAGGTCCAAAAGGAGAAAAGGGTGATAAAGGTGATAAGGGAGACAAAGGAGATAAGGGCGAGGACGGAAAAGATATAGACCAGTCCAGAATAGATGAAGCCATAGATAATGTAAAATGGCAAATAGGAGAGGACATTGAAAACTTAAAAGAAGAGCTTCCCGACTTTAAAGACCTTAAAACTTTAACTGACGGCTCAAATGCCGATAAGCTTCATACTCACGATATGAAAAGAGTGGTTGAGCGGGTTATTCAAGGAGGCGGAGCGGCACAAGATTGGGTAGAACAGCATTTTTATACCAAAGATGAGGTGGATAGTTTAGTTGGTAGTGGTGGTACTTGGGGTTCTATCACAGGTACTCTTTCAAATCAAACCGATTTACAAAATGAATTAGACGCTCTTGTCCCTTACACAGGAGCAACTTCTGATGTAGATTTAGGAGCACATAACCTAACAACCACAGGCACAATTAGTGGTTCAAATATAATATCAGGAGATGGGATAAATAAAATAACAGTTGGTACAATTGAGCCAACAAATCCCGAAATTGGCGACATTTGGTTAGACCAAAGTTAAAGGTCGGTAATAATAATTTAACTAAATAAAAAAATATGGCTTCAGCAATACCAAATAGTGCAAAAGCAAATTTAATAAATGGAACAATAGATTTGAATACGGATGATATTAGAGCAAGACTTTGTATGACAGATACAACTTGTGATACAGAAGTGGATGCAATAGATAATCTTAGCGATTATACAACCATAGATGCATCAGATGCTACTGGATATACAGATGTTGCATTAGATACAGAAACAGTAACCGCTAACGATACAGATGATAGAGGCGATTTTGATACCGCTACTGATATCGTATTTTCAGGTTTAAGCGGTGATGCAACAAGAGACTATCAAGGAATTTTACTTTACAAGTATGTTGATGGAACTGATGCGAATGATATTCCGTTAGCTTTCATAGAATTTACCTCAGCTATTCCTAAGGAAGCTACCCAAGTAACTGTTCCTTCTTCAACGACTAATCTTTTACAAGTAACTCAAGGTTAAAAACGAAACAATAGTAAATTAAAATATATATGGCTTGGAAATTAACCATAACACCGATAAACATATCGGAAAAGACAGTTAGCGTATCTGCTACCAGAACAGACGACGCAGACGGAAGCACCTTTACAACTAAAACCACAGGAAAGGTAAATACAGCGGCAAACAAAAATGCTATTTTAGATGCCATTTGGTCGGACTGGCAGAAATATAGCACGAGACAAACTAACATAGCTTCTATGATAGGCGACCTTGAAGAAACAGGGGCGTCCAACTTAGAAGCCAGAGAGTAATATGTTAGCTAAATACTGGCGACTGCATGTCTACAACGATACAGACCAAACCCTAACCTATAATAATGGGGCAAGAATATCTGTTATTATGACCCCTTGGAAAATGACTTCTGGGGCAATGGCTTACGGCTCTAATATAACTGATGATACCGCTTTCCTGAACACAGGAGAAACTCTGGCGGCGGATAACAGCGTAGAAGGAACAATTCAAGATAACTCTTCTAACCTCTACATCGGAGTGAAAGGCATATTTGAAGTAATCGCAGATGCAACCTCAACTGACGGGGATATTATCCTTTATTTAGAAGAAAGCCCAGATAATACAAATTGGCCGTCTGACCAAGCAGATTTTGACATACAGGAGGATTTGACCCCTGTGGCTGTTCTCACAATGAGTACGGACGCAGAAGACGAATCACGGGCTGTTAACTTTGAATTCTAATGTTTCCCTACCACCGCACAAAGAAACCTCATTTAGGGGCGAAATATGACAAAAACCACCCTTTGGTTAAAGGTTTAGTTGGGTGGTGGTTAATGAACGAGGGAAGCGGTGGCAAGGTATTTGATTTATCTGGAAACAATAATATAGGTTCTTTACAAGGAGATACTACTTGGACTGCTGGCAAACACGGCTCTTGTCTAAGTTTTGATGGAAATGAGGATTATGTCAGCTTACCATTTACATCATTGGCCTATCCCTATACAGTATGTATGTGGGTAAAAATAAACGACGTGGAGCGCTTCTACGATTATATTTTAGAGCGTTCCAATGATACAAGAACGTACTTTCAATCATACCCATACCAGCGAATGGGGACTGGATATAGAATAGATGGAGAGAATGTATATATTATACATGGCCCTACTCCTCCAATACAAGATCATTGGTATTTTTTCTGTGAAGTATGGAAGGCCAATGGTGCAGGATTTCTGTTCTATGCTGATGGCGTATTAGAAATAGACCATACATCTGACGGGGTAGTAGATGCAGCCTATCCTGTTAGATTTAGTGGGGACCACACCTTACGGAGTTTAGACGGTCAAATAGACAATGTAATGATATATGACAGGGCGTTGAGTGCGGAGGAAATAAAAGCTCTTTATACAAATCCCTTTCAGATGTTTAAGAAACAAGGGATATTCTGGG